CGGTAAGAGTTTACAGTTCATCTACACAGGTCGTACCAAAGCTGAGTACCATGTACCCGGAAATTCCATACTTGGTAACAGTGACGGCGCACCTCCAGTAGCTGAGAAGACCATCACAGTTGATGATCTACTTATCAGTTCAGCATTCTTGTATGAGCTAGATGAGACACTTGCACACTACGACTTGAGATCAGAGATATCCAGAAAGATTGGATACGCTCTAGCTGAGAAGTATGACCGCCTAGTATTCAGAGCTATTACTCGTGGAGCTAGAGCTGCATCACCTGTCAGTAAGACTAACTTCGTAGAACCAGGTGGTACACAGATTCGTGTAGGTACAACTACAAACGCATCTGATGCTTATTCAGCAACTGGTCTTGTGAATGCGTTCTATGACGCTGCAGCAGCTATGGATGAAAAAGGAGTAAGTACTGACGGCAGATTTGGTGTATTAAACCCACGTCAATACTATGAATTGATCCAACAAGTAGGTGATAATGGTCTAGTTAACAGAGACGAGCAAGGTACATCCCGTCAGAAGGGTAATGGAATTGTTGAGATCGCTGGTATCAAGATCTACAAGTCAATGAACATTCCATTCTTCAGCCAGTATGGTACGAAGTATGGTACAGGTTCAGCTACAAACCCAGGTGTTACCGATCCAGGTAATTCAGGTTCATTTGTTAGTGCAGCTATAGAAGATGCTGCAGCTGACGTAACTGGTATTAACAACGAGTACGGTGAAGAAACAGAATTCGCTAACTCTTGTGGCATCATCGGACAGAGAGAATCTGCTGGTGTTGTCGAAGCTATCGGTCCTCAAGTTCAAGTAACGAAGGGAGATGTTAGTGTGATTTACCAGGGTGACGTGATATTGGGTCGCTTAGCATGTGGGGCAGATTATGTTAATCCAGCTGCTTGCGTAGAGCTTTTCGCTGGTACAGCTACAAAACCTTCAGCATTCTAAAATGCACACAATGGGGAGTCTTTATGGCTCCCTTTTTTTTATTCATAAATATTTATACCTATGGCTTTTCCTACCACTAATGCTGCTCAAGAATTACCTGCAATAAATCAAATCCTAATGGCTTGTGGTCAGGCTCCTGTCACCACTTTGGATGAAACCAACCCAGACGTTGCGATTGCATACCAGACCCTTTTAGAAGTATCTAGAGAGGTTCAGAGTGAAGGATGGACCTTTAACAAGGAAGATCATGTAGAGGTAACACCAAACAATGATAATGAAATACCTATCTTGAGTAATTATTTACAAATAGATCTTACTCAAGCTAATGCAGGCGATAAAAAAGTAATTCAAAAAAATGGATTACTATATGACAAACAAAACCATACAGATAAATGGACAGATGGAGCTGTAGAATGTGATATCTTGTGGTACTTTGACTGGGTAGATTTACCCCGTCCTATACAAGACTATATAACATCTAGAGCAGCTACTATTACATCTAGTCGAATAGTAGGAGATCAAACTCAATATCAAATGCTTCAGCAAAAGGAGGCATACATGAGAGCTATGGCTCTTGAATACGAAACAAACCAAGGTGATTATTCATTCTTTGGTGAGCCTGACGGAGCACACCCTTATGTCGGTTATCAACCTTATCATGCACTTAAGAGATAATGGCAGCAGTAACACAAAGGATACCAAACTATCTAAGTGGTGTATCAAAACAACCAGATAGTAAGAAACTTCCAGGTCAGGTCAGAGAATGTATTAATGGTCTAGCTGACGTGACATTAGGTATGACAAAGAGACCTGGGTTTAAGTTTATTTCAAAACTAAAGACAACAGGTGGTGCAGACTTCACTGGTACTCAATTGGATGGTGCTAAGTGGTTCTATATCAATAGAGATACAGATCGATATGTAGGATGTATTACTCCTAAAGTGGGAAATACTAATGGTTCTGTGTATATATGGAACGCTACAACTGGAGCTGCATGTACTGTTACTAATGGATCTCAACACGCTTATTTAACAGGTGTTAAATCAAACTATGATGTCCTATCAGTACAAGCATCTACAATTATATGTAATGACTCAGTTACTGTAACTACACAAGCTGCACCTACAGACTTTGTAGCTGCTAGTAGGGGTACTGTTTTACTTAGTGGTACAGCTGAACAGATGTTCAGTCAATCATGGAGTATTACAGTTGGAGGAACATCTATTGGTAGCAATCAAACAGCTACATATACATCTGGTGCATCAGATAAGTTTGATGATATACTTGATGGTCTTAAAACTGCTTTAGATGCAAAGAGTATAACTGGATTAACAGTAACGAAATATGGAACTTCTCTACAATTAGATTATGTAGTAAGTAATACCAGAACTCCTTTTACACTTGCAGCTGAGGGTGGTTTTGATAATGAGAGATTAGTTGTCTTCCAAGATTGGGTATCAAATCCTTCTCATCTACCTCCTAACTCATTCCATAATCATGTAGTTACTGTAGTTAATTCTGTAGCAACTGATGTTGATAACTACTACGCAAAGTTCGTTGCAGATAATGAAGCCGCTGGCAGTGGATATTGGAAAGAAACAATAGGTCCAGAATCTTCTCCAGGTTTAACAGCAGCTACGATGCCTTATAGATTAAGGAATACTGGTAGTAATGCTTTTATATTAGAACCTGTACCTTGGGTAGATAGATTAGCTGGTGATGACAATACAGTTCCTCACCCTAGCTTTGTAGGTAAGACAATTAAACGAGCTTTCTATCATGACGATAGACTAGGTTTCTTATCTGAAGATAATGTCATATTCAGTAAAGCTAAAGCACCTTTTGATTTGTACGCAGCATCAGCTAGAACAATCACAGCTGGTGATCCAATAGATGTAAACGTAGCTTCTGTAAGACCAACTAAATTACATGCAATACTACCTGCTAGACAGGGTTTAACTCTTTTCAGTAAGAATGCACAGTTCCTTATCTATTCAGATGATGGACCTTTAACACCAACATCTACAAAGATCAGACCAATATCAAACATGGAAATGAGTGATGAGGTTGATCCTATAGACGTTGGTACTCACATGAACTTCATCAGTAAGACTCCTAACTTTGTTAGGGTGTTTGCTATGACCACTAGGGGTTTAGGTGAGAACCCAGACATCCTAGATATTGGAAGGGTTGTTAACGAGTGGATAACGATTGATGTAGATACTCTTATAGCTAGTATTCAGAATGAGTTTATATGTATGTCTAGTCAGTCTAGTGATGAGATCTTCTTCTATAAGACATACACCGATGGTAAAGAACTGTTGATGGAGTCTTGGTTTAAGTGGAAGCTACCAGGAACTGTTCAGAGTATGGCTATTGATCAGGATGATATGTACTGTGTTACTAAACAAGGTAATCAATACATTCTATCTGATGCAAACCTAACTCAAAGTCCTGATGTTGCGATCATCACTAACGCACAAGGTCAAAAGGTTAACCCCTGTATGGATTTTTATGCACCAGCATCTTCAGTTGTTTATGACTCTGCTAACCATAGATCAAAGTGTTATATACCTTTTGCAAATTTAACTGATAAAAAGAATCTAGTTCTAGTTGCTGGTACCACTGCAGCTGGTACATTCAATAACTCTGGATATACAGTTACAGCTGAGACAGGTACAGATGGTAGTGGAACATTCTTTATTGTTGAAAGTTTAGATCTATCAAGCAATGCTGCTAACGTCTATGTTGGTTATGCTTATGACTTTGATTTAACTTTACCTCAAATCCATTATCAACTAGATCAAGAAGGTAAAACTAAAGACTTTACAGCTAGTTTAACAGTAGCAAGGCTTAAGTTTGACGCAGGTTTATCAGGTGTATTAGGTTTTAAACTTAATGCTGTTGGTAGATTTGCAGGTAAACGAGAATATACAGGTGATGGTAGTACTACTGATTATAATTGGAACCCTGGAGACTTGGACTATATAGATAGAAACCAAGTTAAGGTTAAGATTAATAATGTAACTAGTACAGCATTTACTTTTCAAAATGATACAGAGATAAGGTTCAGCTCAGCACCTGCTGATGGAGATAAAATACTCATTTACCTAGATGAGTGGTATGACTTAGCACCAGCTGTTATAGCAAATGACTATTTAGCTGATGACGTACCACTAGATGAATCAAGAATCGTAACAATACCAATACACCAACGTAGTAAAAACTTTAGCTTACGAGTCTTTAATGACTCACCATTCCCCGTGTCCTTGAACTCGATGATGTGGGAAGGAAACTACTCACCGAGATTTTATAGGAGGACTTAAGATATGGAACC